ATATTAATTTCCGGTGTTGGCATACCAAACATTCTTTTCATAAGAGTTTGTAATATACCTCCAAACATTCTTAAAAAACTTTCATCAAGTCTTTTTTGCTCGCTTACGTTTAATTCTAAAACAAGTGGAACTAGTTTATCTGACATACATACACCTCAACGATAATAAATAGTTTTATTAAAAAATATAGGGCTAATAAAGCCCTATATTTATCTTTTCTTTGTTGCCTTTTCGACAGCTTCTTCTTCTTCTTGTTTTTGCCTTACTAGACGCTTTAAAAACCAAATTCTGATTTTAACTGGCAAGTTATAGGCTTCCGTAAAACTCCAACCACCGTGATATTTTAATAGAAAAAACTGTTCGTAAACGTTTTCTATATATTCATCACTTAGGCCAAAAAAAGTCCACCGTAAAGGGCACCTCCATTTCCTGTTCAAAGGAACAAGAAGAACAGACAAAACTATGATTCATATCTATGTTTGGAATTATCTCACGATAAATCGTTCGTAAGCTTCTGGCATCTAAAGCCGGTAAGTTTTCTATGAATTGTTTTAGAAATGCCTTGTCTTTATTTCCATTTGCAGAAACAACATAGAATTTCATTTGACTGGTAGAAGCTTCCTCTGGCAAGTTAAGTTTCTTTTTCTTTTCAACCAATTCTGAAAGTTCTGTTTCGTCTTTTCCGACGAGAGGACGAACTTCAACTAATGCTTTTGTTTTTGGTAAAGCGAAAATAAAAGTGTTACTATCGGTTTTCTTAACTCCTAAATCTTCAAGATTTTCACAACGATGAGTGTTTAGTTTTTCTAAATCAAAATCGTGCTTAGCATTCGTTCCACAACTTGGGCAAGTTACAGCAGTTTTGTATGAAGAACCATAACCTGAAATACGAGCCGCAACAATAAGTGCGTTTTTATCTCCTAGTAGAAGATTATCTACTTTAATTGATTTATCTACTATAAGACTTTCTAACATTCTATCGATTGCTACGCCCTTTTTAATAAGAGCTCTAGAGGTAAGAATATCTTCCTCTTTTGCTGTCATAAATTTAATTTCAATTTTATCTTTACCTTTTAATGGATGACCATCTGGGTAAAATTCGCCTTTTGATGGCAATTCAACAAATTCTGTTGGTGCAACAAAGCTTAAAGGAGAAGCTTGTGTTGTTTGTACTGGTACTTGTGCCACCGATGTATCTGCAGAAACTAGTGGTCCTAATCTATCTTCATTATCTCTCATTTAACACCTCTAAAACAAAATTGGGTATATCATTAAATATGATATACCCAATAATTTGTTTTGTTAAGTCTTAAATCAGAGAGTACTTGGACCTGCTTTAAACAATATATTTGGATCTGTTTCGTTGGTCTTGAATTCACAATAATCGTATGTGATTTCGATATCAACTGTTGCGATACCATCTTCTTCATAACTCAATTCATTTGGTGTAAATTTTGTTATAAATGCATTCTTAAGTGTCCAGTGTTCAACCGTATTACCATCCGCATCAACCATACGAATTGTAATACCATTTGCATTGTTTGCGTTTGCTTTACTTGATAGTGCTGTAACGGCTTTTGACTTAGCAATTGTACCTAAATTTGCACCGTCTTGTGCGCTTTGTGGAACAACATAACCAGATGTTTGAAGGATTTTGAAAACATTTCTCAACGATCCATCAGTTGCAGCTGGATCTGCACCGTTGCCAGCAACGTCAACCATAGTTAATGTTATTGGCTTCCAAGTTGCACGACCTGGATAGTTAAAAGTGTGATTTAAGAACTTGTGTTCTTTATTTGAAACTTCTACCGATGGTCTGGCTACTTTTGTAGCAAAGTACATATTACCAGCGTGTACACCGTCAAAGTGAACAACCCAACGATTTTGTCTTTTTGGTTCTAATTTTCCGTCTGTCCAAAAACTCATTTTAAATTTCTCCTATTATCACACTTAATTAGTATCTATTTTTAAATATCAGAGGTCGTCGAATGAAGCACCACTATTTGTGATAACAAAGTCGATACCGATGAATTCAATTGCGTATGCTGGTTTGATAAAGATCTTGGCATACATTGTATTTCTATCAATCAAATCTGGTGTTGTTGTGGTTTCATCTAGTACTACTCTGTAATCTACGATGCCGCCACCAGCTTTTGTTGAATCCATTAATGGATTTACTTCATTGATGAAACGCTGCCATGTTGTCTTAATGTTTTGATCAAACAACAAACCTGAAGCAATCTTTGAGATTTGTTTCTTGAGGAACAATACAAGACGACGAACGTTGATTCTATCAAGTGCAGATGGTGTTGCTTGTAGGGTCTTTTGACCGAAAATTACAATACCTTCTGCTGGGAATCTTGCGATTGGGTTGATGTTAACTTCGTATAGATCGTCACGCTGTGTAGCCTTAAGAACTTCACGAACTTCTGTAACAGTTAGGCCAGCTGAACCACGGTCTAGACCACCACGATTGAAACCTGCTGGAGCAAACCAAACAGCTGATACTTCTTGTGAAGAAGCCATTGTGCCGAGTGCTACAACTGATGGTGGCATCCAAAGATCGCCAGCGTCACGTTGATCTCTAACCTTAACCCAAGGATAGTATGTGCAAGCATAGCTTGTGTTATAATCCTTTTCTTTGATTAGATTAATTGTTTCTTTTGAAGAACCAATTCTGTCTATTTCAAGATCATCTGAAACAGCTGGATCTGCTTCTGGTCTGTAACCGCCTGGAATATCAATTATTGCTAATGAATCGGCACGTGTTTCGCAAATTTCAATTGCACGATTTACGACAATTTCATTTGTTACACCTGGTACAGTCAAAAGATTCATATCAAGAACTTCTGGATCCATAACTGAATCTAGGGCTCTCTTTAGTGAATATACAACATAATTGGCTTTGCCTTCTGAGTCAGAACCTTCCATTAGTTTATTACGTAATGGATCTTTTTCTGTGATATCGAATCCGTCAGTGCCACCAACGAGTGGTAATGTGAATCTATTAAATCCTACTGCTAGGACATTCTTATAGCCTTCATTTGAACCAGTTGCCGAGGCTGATAGAGCAGTTAGTGAATCACCAAGACCGCCATTACCAGCTCTTGAACCAGGAGCCCACAAGCCAACAGTTTGTGAAGAACCAGACAATTTAACATCATCTAGTGAGAATATTGGTGATTCTGTGGTAACAACTGATGTTGCTTCATATGAATCAACTACTGCTGGTTTAACTCTTAACAAATCTAGTACATCTTCATTGAAGAGTCTGCCATCAGTTCCCAAAGTTGTTTTAACACCAAAGTATGATACTTGACCTCTTAATGAAGCTTGTTCTACCATTGGAACTGTTGGGAATAGCAGATCGGCAGTTACATCATTTACGGTACCAGAGAATAAAGCTTCTGGTACTGTATTTGAACCTGAATCGAGTGATGCAGATACGTATCTTGGTGGACCATAAAAGCCGAATGGCAAAAGGGCTGGATCTAGAGCGCCTTGCTCTAATAGCGTATCCATTTCTACACGAATATAATTTGAGCGATTATCGAAATTGCCAATTACTTTGTGTTTTTCTTGTTCTGAGTTCCAAATTGTACTCTTGTCACCAATAAGTTTTGCAACATAATTTTGTGATGTTGGATCGAGATTGCAGTTTGTGAATGTTTCTAGTACTTCTTGCTTCTTGTCTGAGTCCGTCATCTTACGAACTTTAACAGTAAATGAACCGTACTTATTAAAATTGTTTGTTGATGGCTTAATATCTTCTATAGATACTTTAACATTCTTTTGTTCCCATTCGCCACTGCTATCACCGTCTTCGCCGCCCAATGTTGAGAAGCGGAAGAGTTTTGGCATTTCTTCTGGTTTATAGCTACCAGTTACTGAATTTAGATCTTGTGAGATAATCCAGCCAGATTTCGCTGGCTGTGCTTGAGCGCCTAAAAAGTTTCCTAGATCAGCTGTTACATTTTCCATTTTAACAACGGCGGCCATTACAGAGCCTTCTGGTGCAGCATCGCCAAGTGTTTCTTTTGTAAATGTTTCAAAAGTTTCACCTAACCAATACGTCTTAAGAATTGTTGATGGAACAATATCTGCATTAGTTAATACTGGATTTGTATTTAGAACTTTGCGAATGTGCTTAGCACTTGATCTGTTTAAATTAAATGCAGTATTTACTTTTTCAGCTGAAGCGCCGTCTTTAATTATTATTCTGAATTCGTAATCATTTCCTGTACTGCTTACGAATAAGTTTGAACCAGTTACGAAAGAGCCGGATGAA